CAGACTTTACTGATTCTGCTTATGTGACTTCAGTATTGCCTACTTTAGGAGGAGACTTTGTCGATTCAGCATTCGTAACAAGTCTACCAATAAGCACATTCACTAATGATGCGGATTATCTTGACTCGACTACCGTACTTGGTGTCATAGATCAAACGTATGTTCAGAATAACCAAATCAAGTATACAACGGCCGACTTTACCGATAGCGCTTATGTTACTAGCGTACTTCCAACATTAGGCGGAGATTTTGTAGATAGTTCTTACGTAACCGGTTTACCAGTAAGTACTTTTAGCAATGATACAAATTATTTAGATAGTACTACTGTTACCGATGTTATTGACGCGACTTATGTCCAAAATAACCAAATTAAGTATACAACTGCAGATTTTACTGATAGCGCATATGTTACATCAGTATTACCTACTTTAGGTAACGATTTTGTTGACTCCGCTTATGTAACAAGTTTGCCGGTTTCAACGTTTAGTAATGATGCAAACTACCTTGATTCGACTACGGCAACTGGTCTTATTGATTCTGCCTATGTACAATTAAGACAGACCCCTGGTACAGATTCAGCTGCGGTTCTTGCACTTGTCACTTCAGATGGATTTACTAAATATGATTCTACAAATACTATAGGTCTTGTCGATTCTGCTTATGTACAATTAAGACAAATAAAATATACAAATGCTGACTTTACGGATAGTGCTTATGTCAATAGCGTTCTACCTACATTAGGTGGTGACTTCGTTGATTCATCATATGTAACAAGTTTGCCGGTTAGCACGTTTACAAATGATGCAGATTATCTAGATTCGACAACTGTGACTGGTGTTATTAATTCAACTTACGTCCAAAATAATCAGATTAAATATACAAATGCTGACTTTACTGATAGTGCTTTCGTATCAGCTCAGATCAATGCTCTTATCGATGGCGCACCAGGTACTCTTGATACTTTAAATGAAATAGCAGCTGCATTAAATGATGATGATAGCGCAGTAAATAGTCTTACAGCATTGATCAATGGTAAAGATTCAGATTTTGTCAAATCAGCAGCTGATCAAACTTATATTCAAAGTCAACAAATAAAATATACTACAGCTGATTTTACAGACTCAGCCTACGTCACTTCGGTATTACCGACCTTGGGTGGAGACTTTGTTGATAGCGCTTACGTTACTTCGGTGTTGCCTACATTAGGTGGAGACTTCGTAGATTCGGCTTATGTAACCGGTTTACCAGTAAGCACATTTAATAATGATGCGAATTATCTTGATTCAACAACAGTCGCTGGCGTTATTGATCAAACGTATATTCAAAATAACCAGATAAAATATACTACGGCTGACTTTACGGATAGTGCTTATGTTACTAGCGTTTTACCAACATTGGGTGGCGACTTTGTTGATTCTGCATTTGTCACAAGTTTACCGGTAAGTACTTTTGCTAATGATGCAGATTATCTAGATTCAACTACCGTACTTGGTGTCATTGATCAAACATATGTTCAGAATAATCAAATTAAATATACTACAGCTGATTTTACTGATAGTGCTTATGTCACTAGCGTCTTACCGACTTTAGGCGGAGACTTTGTTGATAGTGCTTATGTCACTAGCGTCTTACCGACTTTAGGCGGAGACTTTGTTGATAGTGCTCAAGTATCGGCAATCATTATAGCAGATGTTATTAAATCATTCGTCGATGCTTTGAATATTAATGCTGTAGAGCTAGGCGGAAACGATAGCGATTATTATAGATTAAATGTATATGATTCAGCTGGCGTGCTACTGAATTAAAGATATAAATAGGATTAAATAAGGATTAAATAATGGCTGCACCATCAACAAGACAAACATTGATAGACTTTTGTTTACGTCGACTTGGTTTTCCAGTGATTGAAATTAACGTTGATGAAGATCAAATTGAAGATCGTCTTGATGATACACTTCAATTATACCAGGAATATCATTTAGACGCAACTTTTAGAACATATTATACATATCAAATTACAGCTGCTGATGTAACAAATGGCTATATTACAATTCCATCTGATATACTCTATGTCATTAAACAATTCCCAGTTGCAAGTAGTACATCAGCAAGCGTAAACTTTTTTGATGTAAAATATCAAATGATGCTGAATGATATTTACGATATGTCTACGTTCGGCTCAGATCTTGCTTATTACGAACAATTGCAGCAATATCTTTCTTTGATGGATATGAAATTAAATGGTACGCCTCAGACTACTTACGCACGTAGACAAGATCGTTTGTATATACATGGCGAATTCAGTACTCAAGATCAAGATTTAAAAGAAGACGATTATATTGTACTTGAAGTTATGAAAATTATTGACGAAGCAACTCATACCCAAATATATAACGATATGTTTGTCAAAGATTACTTAACTGCTTTGATTAAACAACAATGGGGTATGAACTTAATTAAATTTGATGGAATGGTATTACCGGGTGGCGTGAGTCTCAACGGTAGACAAATATACGATGATGCTACTGCAGATATTGAAAGAATAAGAGAAGCAATGCGACTAGAATATGAAGCACCATTAAGCTTCTTTGTTGGATAGGAATATAAATGGCTGTTAATCAGTATTTAAAACCTAATGTACGTTCAGAACAAACGCTTTACGAAGATATTATTATTGAGTCCATTAAGAATTATGGACAAGATGTAATTTATATGCCTCGTGATCTTGTGAATGTCGATACGATATTCCAAGATGATGCCGTATCAAAGTTTAGTTCAGCCTATCGTATTGAAATGTATATTGAAAATACAGAGGGTTTTGATGGAGATGGAGATCTCTTTTCAAAGTTTGGTGTTGAATTACGTGATGAAGCAACATTCATTATGGCTCGTCGGCGTTGGCTTAAACAAGTTTCCTATGTCAATAACGCGATTAATTTTTATCGTCCAAGAGAAGGCGATCTCATCTATTTACCTCTTTCAAAATCAATATTTGAAATTACAAAAGTTGAAGATGAAAGTCCATTTTATCAATTAAACAATTTACCAGTATTTAAAATGCGTTGTCAATTATTTGAGTACAGCGATGAAGATATGGATACAGGAGTTGCAGCGATTGATGGAATTGAAAATACTGGTTATACTAAAGAATTCGTGTTGCAATCACATACTTTACAATTTGAAATTGGTGAAATAGTTCGTAAAGTAATTGATTCGGATAACTCGATCTATCTTGATGCTGAAGTTACGGCTTGGAATGATGCATCAAATACTCTTTCTGTTGCTCACATTGGTCGATCAGATGGTAAGTTTGCTGAATATGCAGATTCCGATTCATTGACTGGATTGACGACAGGAGCAACTGGAATTATTAGTACTCGTACAGAAAAAATAGATATTAATGACACGAATCAGAATGCTGAGTTCGATACATTTGCTACAGACTTTATTGACTTTAGTGAGACAAATCCATTCGGAGATCCTGTATAATGTTTTCACAATATTTCTATCATCAGACAATAAGAAAAAGCGTATCAATATTTGGTTCACTTTTTAATAATATTAATATTATACGTAAAAATTCTTCTGGTGCTACAATTAGCCAAGTGAAGTGTCCATTATCCTATGCCCCAAAAAGAAATTTTATTGAGCGGCTTGCGAATATGGCGCAAGGTGAAGATGCTGAAAGAAAGCTTGCTCTTAAATTACCAAGAATGTCTTTCGAGATTAGTGATTTTACTTATGATGCATCTCGTCAATTGATTAAGACAAATCAATTCAATGCTCAAGCAACAACTGCTTCAAATACAAGTAGAGCAAAAATATTTAGCGGTACTCCTTATAATCTATCATTTGAACTAAACATTTATGCGAAATCGCAAGATGATGCGTTACAAGTTGTTGAGCAAATCATGCCTTATTTTGTTCCTCAATATTCTGTAACGATTAAACCACTAGATGATGTTCCGTCTCATAAACTTGACATACCAATTATTCTTACAGGTATTAGTTTTTCTGATGACTATGAATCAGCAATTGGTGACCGAAGAACAATTATCTATACTCTTAGTTTTGATATGAAAACTGAATTTTATGGACCAGTTGCAGACAAAGGTATTATCAAATCTGCAATTATCAATTTCTATAACCAAAATGCCGGTCTTGATGATTCCGATATTCATGTTGAGAGATTAACAGTGACCCCAAATCCAAATACTATAATAGCGGATTCAGATTATGGCTTTGAAACAGCTATTGATTTGATATATGATAACTAATGACAGAAGATGAAAAAAACAACGTTGA